TACTACTATTTATAAACAAAAGCTACCACAATGTCATCATCATTATTAAATGAAATAATAGACGAAGTAAACGCAGATGAAATAAATTTGAGTTCATTCACACCGAAAGAAGAACTCAATCCAAGTATATGGAATGGCGAAAAGCTCAAAAAAGGTATTAGGGAAAAACTGATAGATATTTTTGATGCTTATTGGAAAGATAATGGATATAATGATGACCCAGAAGATATACTTTTAATAGGATCGTCATGCAACTATAATTGGTATGAAAACTCAGACCTTGATTTGCATATAATAGTTGATTTTAGCAAACTGGATAAGAATAAGGAATTTGTTGAAAAATACTATAAATCAACCAGCAGAGAATGGAACAATGCCCATGAAAATCTGAACATCAATGGCGTTCCTGTTGAGATATATGTTCAGGACATAGATTCTGATATCGATTCAGAAGGAGTTTATTCATTAATGGACAACAAGTGGCTGAAAAAACCAGACAAAAGCAAAATAAACGATGCGGATATTGATTCTGAAAAGATAAAATCTACTGTTGCTGATATAGAAACCATTATTGACAATATGGAAACGGTATACAACCATACAGACAATTATCCAGAACTGTATGATGATGTGAACAAGCTGATAGACAATCTTATCAATCTAAGAAAGAAAGGGCTATCAAGAAAAGGGGAAATGGATGAAGCAAATATAATTTATAAATCCATAAAACGGAATGGATATTTGGAAAAATTATGGGATTTGTCCGATAAGGTTTTTGATAAAGTTTTTTCCTATGCAGTAGATAATTGATTATTTACAAAATAACTTACTATTTATTATTAAAAAAACAAAATAAGATATAAAAATTATTAATTGATGAATAATATTGTAGATAAAACAGTAAAGCGTATGCAGGAATTGATGAATTCCTCAAATACTATATCTGAAAGCAAGAAAAACGCTACTGACCCTGTGGAATATGCTTCCAAGGGTCCAGACGGAAACTATTACGGAATAGTCAGAGAGGGATCCAATTTCTATATCAAAATGGCAAAGACTGGAAACAAGAAACCTTTGAAGGAAGATTTTGACTACATCGGAGGATTTGTAAACAGAAACAAAAACTCTTTTTCATCTTATGCAGCAGCAGTTAGAAAGTTTGAGGGCAAAATGGCATCTTTGAAAGAGGCTTACGAGGCCAACTGTACTATTATTGAGGGAGCAGACAAATCACATAACAAAACCGCTATTATAGAAGCAAAGAGAGGTACCGAGGGCGATGTTAAAAGACAGCTTGAGATAATGAACAAATCCGTTGAAATAGACGAGGGATATCATAAAGCAAAGACAATATCGGAAGCCAAGGAGATAACAAAAAAGAACAAGGCAAAGGCAGCTCCATTCAGCATAGCAGACACTGATTCAGAAGCGTTTGATAAAGACGGAAAGCCTAAACGCAAAGGAACACATAGCTCATTCAAGCCATTCTCAAAAGGATGCTGCAAAGGTTCTATCGTAGCCAATATCAAAGAGGCTGCAAAGGATAATGTGGATTGGGGAAATGTTGATGACGATGACGATGATGACGAGGACATTAATCTTGATAAGGATTACAATGACGAGAACGACTTGACAGGTGATATGGAGGATACAGATGATGCTGATAACGATTTCGATACCGATGAATTCGATGATGATACCGAGACATTCCATGTATCTCCAGACACAAAGAAAATAGAAATCATACTTGATGATTCTGATGAGGACCAGTTTGACGATGACGATCTTTATGATGATGACAATGAAGAGGGTGATGACGAGAGTGAAGAAGGAGATGAGGATGAGGAACCAGTCAAAAAGGAGAGTTTTAGAAGAAGAGGCAGAGCTATCAACGAGGAGCAATTCTGGGGAAAACATCCTGCATACAGAAGACAGCCATTTACACTTCCAGCAAGAAAAAGAGGATATAAAAATACTCGCCAGTGGGACGATTCAAGTGTAGAGAATGAAACTCCTTACGGAAGTGATAACCAGGAATACAAGGCTCCATTTAGTGTTAGACCTAACGGAAGAAAGTTTTTCAACGAAAGCCGTTTTTCAAATAAAAAAAAACGTTATTAAATCTAACCGAAAAAAAGCATAAGGTTCTTGCCCTCCCTCAAAAAGAGGAGCCACAAATGGATTTTGGTCCAGAACCGAATCTTATGCCCGAACCTCCAGCCATGGATAATCAGCAGCCTCCTATGATGCCAGATGAGAATATGGGACCAGATATGGGAAACAATGCTGATTTGGATGGGGAGGATGAGATGGACCCTAAGAAATCAATTCAGAAGCAAACAGGAAAATTAGCCAGTGAGCTAAGAAACTATCTTGGAGAAGCTGATCCATCGGATGCCAACGAAACCGCCACATGGGCTTTGAAAATGATTAATTCGGCAGGCTCAAATGTATTGAATGCCAATAGCAAAAAATCAATCATAAAAGCACTGAAAGACGGAGGAATGGAAGATGAAGGTGGCGATGATATGGGGGACGGTATGAATGATAATATGAACGATAATGGTTCCAATGGTAACCCTCCATTGGGAGAATCTATTGAAAGGGGAATCAGCGAGGAGTTTGGCAATACCAGCAACTCGATGAAAGACAGAAACAAGATGCGCTGCCCATATACCTCGAAAGAGGCCTATAAAAGCAGACACAAAAATTCCCCTTTCAGCTGATGATAAAATAAACAATTATCAATAAAAGGTGGACAGATTAATTTCTGTTCACCTTTTACTATTTATTATAAAAATTACACATAATGAAAATAATTTTAACAGAAAGACAGTTTAGAAAATATCTGCAGATAATGACCGAGGATGAAGCAGGATACAACCCAGCACCTTCCTCCACAAACAATATTGCCACTTCAATAAACACTGCGATAAACAACAATTCTGTCAAGCCAGACGCAAACGGAGAAAAGGATTTTACATTTACAGGTAATCAGATAGACGGAGACAAATCAAATAACGGAGCAAACTTTGACGTTACCGCAACAGATGCACAAGACGCACAGTCGCAGATAAATCAGCTCAAACAGAAATATGCGACCGTTGCAAGCAATCCTAATACCAGATATAACGTAAAAATATCATCAAACAATAATCAATAACATGAATATTCCATCTTTCATACAAAAAGACTTGGAGGCAAACAGGACATCACTTGGCGACAATCCAGCCATTCCAATGGAAGATGATTACCCTGTTCTTAAAAAAATTGTTTTCCAAGAATTAAACAAGACAGAAAAAGATTTACAATCCATATCATGGTTGAAAAGCAATGATATAGATTATTTATCCAATCAGCTGAATACGCTGATAACTGGAACGAAAAAGAAAGAAGAGCCAATAAAGAAACAGCTTGAAAATATCTGTTTCAACGCAGTGGTAAATATGTTTGCCGTACCAGACAGCATGATAAATTTCCAATGCAATCTTGTAAGCAACATAAATCCAACATTTCCAATCAGAATAAGACCAGAAGGAAATGACATCATTAATTATGACTTTCCCAATCTGGAGGATTTCGGAAATGCCAAACAGGCAGTACTTAAAAGACGTTTCATCAATTCCCTTATACTTGGAGCTTCATATTCATTGGCATCAGAAAACAATGAATATGCCAAAAATATAGCCAAATATGACAAATCATTAATCAATAGATATCATGATATAATGACAATAGACAGATATCTGCTATTTAGAAAAAAATCTAATATTACAGAAAAAAAACTATGTCAATCTGGTCTTGTTGAGGTGGTAGTTAATAATGCCAATGAAAAAAACAAAATATTTTCACAAGCGTTATTGTTTCCATATCTTTTAGTGGAATCAATAAGAGGATTTATGGAGATGTTTTCCACCAAAGGATTACCAAAAGAAACGAAAAGGGCGGAATTTATTGTAAGGGAAGCGGATTTCATGAAAGCGGAACCATGGGATATGCGGTTGGGTGTCGGATTATGGAGCAAGATAACAGACAATGATATCAATCCATCTTTGATTCCATTCTTCTTTGCTGATTTATGCAAACTGAATATCAGCGAGTTCAACAGTATTGTTCCAGAAATGATAGCAAACACACATTATGGTAAAGAACTACGGGATAATATGATAAATAACGCATCATATCAATTTCAAGACAACGAATATTATAATGACAAAAAGTTAAAAAGTACCGATAAAACAATATTAACTGATTCTGATGATTATTCGATAGATGATCTTGATAAAATGCAGATACAAGAAAAAAATTATAATAAATGACTTTAGAACAAATAGATTTATATAAAAAGGCTTTTGTAGATAAAAGCAGAATATTTTTCATTGAACATTTTTTAAAAACATACGATGCCACAACAGAGGGGGAGCATGAATTCATACTGTTTCCAAGACAAAAGGCTTTTCTGCAGAGTTTGGCTTCTTATAGAAACACCATAGCCATTAAGCCAAGACAGGCAGGTATTACCACTACGACTGCTGCATGGGCAACAGCACAAATTGCTTTTTCGAGCAAGGAACACCCAGAAACAGTGTTGTGTATAGCTAATAAACTTGACTTGTCACAATTGTTTTTGGTTAGGGTAAAAACTTTCCTTGACGGGATTCCAAGATGGATATGGGGGGATAAATATTATGATCCAGATCCCACAAATCCTAAAAACAAGAAAAGCATATATGTCAAACAAAACAAATCACAGATAGAACTTTTTAACGGAAGTGTGGTATATGCACGTTCATCAGGTAAAGATGCATCACGAGGAGTTTCTGCGGCATCTATTCTCGTTTTTGATGAGGCTGCGTTTATAGAGGATGGAGTAAAGGTTTATGGTTCTGCCGTGGCTACCACTTCATCTGTCAAAAACGCAAGGACTATAATGATTTCAACCCCTAATGGTAAAGACGAACTTTATTATTCCACTTACAAACAGGCTCTTGCCCACGAAAATGGATTCAATGCAGTTGAATTCAAGTGGTTTCAGGACCCAAGATATAACAAAAATCTAATGTGGTACAAACCTAATGAGGTATCACACAAAAAGGAGTATTACAAGGAAAAGACTATAGACGCTTCTGGATCTATAGAATATAATGAAGCCCATTGGAAAAAGATGGAGGAGGATGGGTGGAAGCCTATTTCCAAATGGTATACAGATATGTGCAAAAGTTTCAATAACAACGAAATAATGATTGCGCAAGAGTTGGATGTTTCTTTCTTGGGTTCTGCAAACAATGTAGTTCCTCCAGATATAATAGAGATGCAGAGAAACCTGAATGTAAGAGAACCGCTTGAAACTCTAAAGGACCCTACAATACCAGAAACATGGTTTTGGAAAGCTCCAATAGCGGGGCATAGATATATAATGTCAATAGACTGTTCCAGAGGAGATGCTGCCGATAGAACAGCAATAGAAATAACCGATGAAGACGGTATTGACGAGAATGGGATGCCAATAATAGAACAAGTGATGGAATATCATGGCAAAAAGCCAGGAGATGAAATTGGAGAATTGGCGTTTAAATATGGAATGTTATATAATGAGGCTTATACGGTCATTGACTGTGTGGGAGGTGTCGGAGATCCATGTGCGTTAAAAATGCGTTCTTTGGGATATAAGAATTTGTATTATGATGACGGGACATTGAAAGATTATACACAGGACAATTTGGAGTATATGTCAATTCAATCAACATCGGGGAAACTTCCTGGCTTTCATTCTTCAAGTGTAAGATTTCAGATGTTGTCAAAATTTGCCACAATGCTGAAAGAAAATGCTTATAAGATACGTTCCCAGCGTGTTATAAATGAATTGGAAACATGGGTGTTCAAGGAATCGACAGGAAGAATGGACCACATGAAAGGTATGCACGATGATACCATAACCTGTTTAGCAATGGGTATGTTTGTAATGGAATATTCTATCAACAAGCAGCTTGAATTAAAAGACAGCAATATTTCAATGTTGCAAGCGTTCACGACATCAAGAGAATTGAACAACAACAATACACAAAGTGAAAGCCCGTCAATGTTTTACGAATTGCCATCAAGAGGTAATGAGGGAAACGATGATAACAATCCTTTTCTTTGGTTATTTACTAAAAAGAACAAATAAATATTATTTTTTATAAAAAGATAAATCATGTCTGAACAAGATAAAAATCAAAGTATATTTCAGAGACTCAACAATGCGATAAAAAACAATTGGGGGAAAGACAAGGATACACTTGGTGGAACTAACGGACTTAAATCATATCAATTAACGGATGATGATAAGAAAATTCTGTTCAAGACCACTGATAAAGCGGAATATGACAAGGTTTTCAAAACAGCGAAACAGGACCAGTTTCTGGACTCGATGTGGAGAAACACTGGAAAGGCTCTTGATGCGGAAAATCTTAACAACCTGAATAGAATGGCCCTTATGTATAGGGATGTGGATATGATGGATGGTTTTCCTGAAATAGGGGCAGCACTTGACATTCTTGCAGAAGAGAGCGTTTTGCCAGATGATAATGGAAATATAGTTCATGTATATTCATCATCGGATAGGGTAAAAACAATTTTGGAGGATTTGTTCACTAATAGATTGCAGATTAATTCAGTTGCTGCAATGATAATAAGAGGAACCGCCAAATATGGAAATCAGTTCTATTGCATGAATATGAATTCGGAAGATGGAATTACTGGTTGGAGACAGCTTCCTGTAACACAGGTTGAAAGAATAGAGGGAAATGCTACTGTAAGTACAGGAGCATTGAATGCATCTACTGTATATAACAATATAGGAAAAACAGATAAGGACAGCAATGAGGTTAAATTCGCATGGACATGTGGAGATAACACGGTAAAACCATATAGAAATTGGCAAATTGCACATTTTAGACTTCTTACCGACTGCTCTTTTTTGCCTTATGGATGCAGTTATCTGCATAAAGCCAGAAGACACTGGAGAATGTTGTCCCTTATGGAAGATATGATGCTGATATACAGACTTGACCGATCAATGGAAAGACGAATATATAAACTTTACGTTGGAGGTATTGATCCGAAAGATGTTCCTGCTTATATTCAGCAATTTGCCAACAGGGTAAAACGTACCCAAATTGTAGATCCTATGACAGGTCAGATTGACCTTAGAAAAAATATATTATCAAATACAGATGATTATTTCATTCCGTTTAGAGATGCCAATGCTGCCGATTCTGTAGAGAATCTTACAGCAGGACAAAACATGACCGCACTTGATGATATAAAATATGTACAAAGCAAGGTTTTGACTGGTTTGGAGGTTCCAAAGGAATTTCTTAATTTTGACCAAGCAGCGGGAAATGGACAGAATCTCGCAATGATGGATATTAGATTTACCAGAAAGATAAACCGAATGCAACAGGCTTTTTTGGAGGAACTGACAAAAGTTGCCACCATTCACCTATATCTATTGGGATTTCTTGATGATTTAACCAATTTTACATTGACCATGAACAACCCTTCTACCCAAGCGGAACAAATGGAGGTTGAAACAATGCAGAAAAAAGTCAGCATCATAAGAGATTGTTGTGCAGACCCTGGAGTCGGTATTCCTATTCTGTCAATGGAGCAGGCACTTAAAAAAGTGTTGAAAATGTCTGATAAGGATATTGAGGAAAATTGGCTTGAAATAAGAAAAGAGAGAGCCTTATCAGAGGAATTAAAGAAAACAAATCAGATTATTACCCGTACAGGAATATTTGATAAGGTTGACCGTGAACTTGGAATTCCTAATGCCAAATATCAGGATGAGGATGGAGCACAAGGCGGAGACTCTGGTCAGGGAGGACCAGAAGAAGGAGGTATGCCAGGCGGAGGAGGAGACTTCGGAGGCGGAATGCCAGATATGGGCGGAGGCCCAGAAATGGGTGGAGGACCAGATATGGGCGGAGGTCCCGCAGGAGCAGAAGGAGAAGAAGGAGAAATGCCTCCAGAAGAAGCAGGTCCAGCAGATGAAATGGCAGCAGGACCACAAGAGGGAAAGCAAAACCATAAGCCTTTGATTAATGAGGACATCAATATTGATGAGGACAATTTGGAAAATATCATTTACAAGGATTGGATGAAAAGCATACAATCATCCAGTGATAACAAAAAACGAAAGATTGGAGAAACTATTGTAAAAAGAAAACCTATTTATAATAAGAATTTTGCAATTAACGAAGAGTTTAATGATATAGAAAAAGAACTAAAAAATATAAAAAAGAAACTGAAATGATGAAAATAGACAAAAATTTTAAGACACAGTGGATGAATGAGATATCCAAAATGTCACAGGCTATAGGAAATAATGATTTATACGAGGCAACCAAACATAAGGAGAAAGCGGATGCTTTATTCGAGGAGGCAAAGCGGATAAATGAATATTTTGAGAATCCGTCAAAAACATTTGGTATTATGAACAATGCCATCAAAAAGTATGTTTCTTCTGAATATCTGAAAGAGAACAAAAAACCTATTGCTGATTATATTTCCATGATGAAATCCGACAAAAATCTTGTGTCCGAAAATAAATTTTTTGACGCTATTGATACCTACAATAAAACAATAGGAGATTCTAAAGGTTTTATAGATGAGGTCACTAAACGTATTAAAAAGGAAATAAATCCTAAGACCATTAATGAATCAAACGACAAGATGGTTAATTTCATGAAGAAATACAAGATTACCATTGATGAGGATATGATTAATCCAGAAAGAATGGCTTTTTATGAAAGTTGCCAGAATGTTATAAATCATGATATGGATGTTCTTAAAATAGCATCTCTATATGAGAACAAAAGTAAGATTGCCAAATATATTGAACAGCACTCAAAAGACAAAAAGGAAGATAAAGACACGGAGGAAAAACGAAACAGTGTATGTGGAATGATTGACAAATTCAACAAGAAACATTCAAAAATGGATAAATCGGAAAAGCAAATTCTGCAGACATTGAAATCCGACAAAGATGAAGATAAGCCAAAGAAAAAAGCAATTTTCCAAAAATTAAAAGAAAACAATCAGCATCTGATACATGAATTGCTTAAAGGAGATGATGTAAGTGAGGAGAATATAAATCTTATCAAGGAGTTGGAAGATAAGTTGAACAAAATGGAATTTGAGGAAAACAATATTACAGAACAGGTCGCTATACTTCTTGATATGAAAGAATTGATAGAACAACCAACAAAATAACATGGAAACACAAATCAAAGAACCTGCTTATCTCGAAAGAGTGACTTGCTGCAATTTTGGAGATACAAGAGAAATATTTGATGAAATGCAAAAACATCTTCAAAACAACGATGTGGAGTATATTCATTATATTTTATCCGAACTTGGAGAAAACGAATTCTATTCTTCCAATTCGTTGCTTACAGAAAACGATGTTATTAATGGAGGAAAGGTGATTTACAGGAATAACGATAATGTCATAACATTTTCAACTTCTGGAGGATTGTCCTTTTTTAGACTCTTTGAATATGTAGACCACAGTACAGAATAACTAATACTATATTACAATTTAAGTATCTAAAATACAGTTAACTTATAATATATTATCATTTATAATATTTTTTAAATGAGTGAAATACTTAAGATTTTGGTGAATAACAACAGAGCAGCTATTATAAGACGTTTTATAAAAAAATGAAATAAATAACACTATTTATTTGAAAACACTAACAATGAGTCATATTTTAACAGAAATACAGAAAGGCCAGTATGGAAAAGGATTGTTGATTGAAAATGATGGGTATGTATTGCCTAATTCAGTATCTTCTACAAGTCCTATCATGGCTCCTAAAAACCTGAAAGAAGGAATGGAAAATGGGAATGGCAAGTGGTATGTTCCACAGCCATTCATAGTTAATGCGGTATTTCAAAAATATGGTATCAAAAATGCCAATGGAAGAATATATCCAGAAGAGACTTTGAAACAGCAGGTAATTGCGTATCAGAAACTTATAGACGAAAGAAGCTCTTATGGAGAGTGTTTTCCTGCAGATGCGTTGGTGAAAATGTCAGACGGATCATGGAAACGGATAGATGAGGTTAAAGAGGGAGATTCTATCAAAACTCTTAATCTTCATACTAACAATGTAGAGAACAATTCTGTTAAAAGAATGGTAAAAAAAGAGGATTGTTCCAATATGATAACCATATCAGACAATAAAAACATAAAAGATACGGTTACCCTAAAACACAAATATCCTTTGTTTAAAAAGACGGGTGAATTTGTATGTACCGTCATGGCATCTGATATAATGACTACTGCTGATTATAATGATTTATATATCAAGATTTCAGAAGATGGAAAACCATCTGATAATGATATCAAAGTGGAAAATCTTACAGTAACGCTTGAGGATTATAAGGAAAGTACTTATTGCCCAGAAGTGGAAAACCATACATGGTATGTCAAATATGCAGATATGGTTCCCCACTGGACTCATAATTGCAATCACCCAGAATCTTCAAGTATAGACCTTAGCAGGGTATCACACTTGATAACAGAATTGCACTGGGAGGAACATACTCTTGTAGGACAGATGGAAATATTCCTGTCAAATAAATTCATACAGGATGGCACCGTATGTACCTGTGGAGATCAGGTTGCCAATCTTATCATACGAGGTTACAAAATAGGAGTTTCGTCAAGGGGGGTCGGATCTGTCAAGGATATTATGGGGACCACGGTTGTTGGTGATGATTATGAGTTGATTTGTTGGGATGTGGTTTCATCTCCAAGTACTCCAGGGTCCTATATTGACTGCAATATGGATAATTTACAACAATATATAGAAAGCAAGGATTATTCTCTTGATAAGCATAATATGGCTATAAGAGAGAAACTTGAAAGAATAAATAAAATTTTATTGTAAAAAAATACGATAAAATGGTTTGTGCTTTGTATTTATTAGTAAAATAAAAAACTTTTTTAATTAAAAGTATATGAAAGAACTTAAAGAAAGCCTGTACGAGCTCAATGATATTAACAAGACACTAAAAGAAAATTCTGGAAGTATCATTAAGGATTTGAGTAAGGAGGCTATATATGATGATATATCTAAACTTATCAATGAGGATAATGCCGAATCCAAACAGGATAAGGGAAAAGGAGTAAAAGATACTCAAACCGATGATGACGAGGACCCGAATTTCGATGTTGACAGTGACGATGATGACGACACTGAGACTTCGGATAAGGAAAGTGACGGTAACGAAAGTGATGACGTCAAGGGAAAGGAATGGAAGGACTTCGATAAATACAAAATCGGGAACGGAGAGTATGACTTCAGTAATGTAGAAGACAAAGATATGGGTAAAATATACTCTATTCTTCAAGACAGCGACCAGATAGTCGTTAAACAGGAAGACGATAATGTGTACAAGGTAACCAACACTGATGATGATACCGAGTATGTGATTATCCCTACCGAAAAAGGCAACCATGCAGATAGTGATGACGATTTGGATGATGACGATGATGATAAATTGCGCAATTTACCAGCACCTGATGACGCCGAAGAGGAGGTTACATTCACCATTGAGCCAGATGATGACGATGATGATGATACCGAAATATTACTTGATGACGATGGTGATGAAAATTCGACAAATAAAAGAAATAAGATGAAAGAATCAAAACTTTACGAGTTGAATTTACAGGAAAATCTCGGATACACTGATGATTATCAGAAAAAAGACGTAATGACACTGCCTTCGGACAAGAAGCAAGGAAACGATTGGGATGCTGGCGTTCCTCACGGAAACGCAAGACCTTATAGCAAATTGCAGAGAAGAGCTACTCCGTATGACAAGTGTGGTTGCGGAAAAAATGGTAATTGCAAGTGTGGTCTGGAGAATGAAGAGGCAATCTATGAAATAGACGATTCAGAAGATGAAACTCCGTCAATGGTTGATGGAAGCGGACTGGAAGAGGGACTTACAAGAGGTGCAAGAAACAGAGTAAGAAGAAGCAGAGTTAAGAACTCCGAAACTGAAGAAACAATGCAATACCCTCCTCATACAGCTCACGAAATCAGCAAGAACGGACGTTATGTCGGAAATACTAATGAGTCTACAATCATGAGTAAAGCCCATTCTATTTTCAATGAGAACAGAAAACTTAAACAGGCACTCAATATATTTGAGCAAAAGTTGAAAGTTGCCAATCATTCATTCAATTCTAAATTGAATGAGGCATCTGTTCTTAATGCTAATTTGGGAAATGCCATTAAGTTGATTTCGGAAAATTCAACAACCCAGAATGAGAAGTTGGATATTTTGAATCAGATGACAAAGGCAAAAACATTGCAGGAAAGTAAGATGATGTACAATACTCTTAAAAGAACGCTAAATCGGAAACCTGTAAATATACACGAATCAATAGACAAGCCAATAGCTGAAAGATCTGTTGATACAAAAGCGACAACCATTTATGAATCGAAAGATATGAATGCTTGTCTGGATTTGATGGATAGAATGGAGAAATTATAATACCATTCATAAATCAAAAAATATTAATAAAAAACAAAATAACAAATAAAATGTTTGGAAACGCAGATTGGTTAAGAAGTAACCAAGTTGGTACCATAGAGTTGGATGAACAACGTAAACAAAGAAATATTATCTCTGAAAGATGGGATAAGCTCGGATTTACAAACGGTTTGACAGGTGCATTGAAAGAGAATATCTCTACACTGTACGAGAACCAGGCTAAGAAGATATTGTCTGAGGCAAACTCTGCAGATCAGAGTGGACAGTTCCAGACTGTAGTATTCCCTATCATTAGACGTGTATTCTCTAAGTTGCTCGCCAATGATATCGTATCAGTACAGGCTATGAACATGCCAGTAGGTAAAATATTCTTCATTAGCCCTACTACTACTGTAAGAACTCCTAATATTCCTGCTGGAACTCCTGAAGGATATATTCCAGATGGTTCTACATTCTCTCATACTGGTATGATGGGATACGAGAGAACTTCAAGAGTTCTTTCTTCAAGAACTGACGCAGGTCAGATTGAGCCAAGATATTATCTTCCAGATGAGGTTGTTCCTACGGCTCTTACTACCGCAGCTCCTTATGGATTGTCTGTCAATTATCAGAAATCATTGTATGATATGTTCTATGATGATGGTTTGTTTGATAATTCAAAGGGTAAGATTACTATCGCTTCTGTTAAACCTACATTGGTTAGACTTACAGCAAGCGGTTATAGTTCTACCAATACAGCAGGATCAGCAATGACCGTAGCTGATATAGAGGTATCTTCTATTGATAATACCATTAGAAAGGTCATTCTTAAAGTTTCTGGATTCTCTAATTACAATACTGGTAAACTTACAGGTCCTGATGGAAACGAGCAGGATACCGAGGAATTCCTTGCATCTTTGAAGGTAATTACAAAGGCTGCCATTTCAGCAAATACTTCTGGTTCTGCTGCTTTCGCACAGTATGCACAGTTCCCTGTTCATATCAAACCTATCAAGTGGGGTGCAGGATTGGTAGAATACAATTCAAATGTATGTAACGCTAATGGCGAGATGTATATTGAGATAGATACCATGGTTCCTACTACTTCAGCTCTTACAACTGATGGATATATCGGAATAGATCCAGTTGCTAATGCTCATTTTGTAGACAACTTGGAAGTTGCTTGGTGTTCTTACGACTCATTGGAGTTGGAGACAGAGATTGGTGAGGTTTCATTCAACATGTCTTCTACTACCATTTCTGTTACAGAACGTAAGTTGAGAGCTACATGGTCACCAGAGTTGCAACAGGATATTTCAGCATTCCATAATATTGATACAGAGGCAGAGTTAACCTCATTGCTTTCTGAACAGATTAGTGCTGAGATAGACCGTGAGATTTTGAGAGACCTTCGTAAGGCAGGTGCATGGTCATTGAGATTTGATGCCAACGGATGGAAGCATCTGAAGGGCTATTCAACCAACTACACCCAGAAGGACTGGAATCAGGAGTTGTTTACAACTATCAACCAGATTTCAGCACAGATTCAGAAATCTACATTGCTTGGCGCAGCCAACTTTATCGTAGTTTCTCCTGAAGTTTCTTGTTTGCTGAACAACCTTGAGTATTTCCATGTAACTGATGCATCAGCCGAAAGTGATAAGTATTCAATGGGTATTGAGAGAATTGGTTCGTTGAACAACCAGTTGCAGGTATATGTAGATTCTTATTCTCCATCATATTCAGTTATAGTTGGTCATAAGGGTAACACATTGCTTGAAACAGGATACGTTTACGCACCTTATATTCCATTGCAGTTGACTCCTACCTTGACTAATCCATTTAACTTCGCACCAGTTAAGGGTATTATGACAAGATATGCAAAGAAACTTATCAATAACAAATACTATGGCCATGTCAGAGTAGATGGTTTGGTAAGCTGGAGCACCGCAGAGTTCCGTTAAACCAAAGAGGTTAATAACCTCATTTATGATAAAAGGTTCAGAATTTTTATTCTGGACCTTTTTTTATGTTATTTTTTAAGAAAAGACAGAATGAAAGTAGGACTTATTGCTATAGCCAGAATGGAAAATAGTTATATTAAAGAGTTTTGTGATTATTATCTAAACTTGGGATTTGACAATATCATAATATATGACAATAACAGGACAGGAGAGGAAAGTTTTGATACCGTTCTATCTGATTATATCAACAACAATAAAGTACTAATAATGAATGTCAGGGACCAGAAGAATTGTCAGATGGCAGCATATAATCACGCAATAGACACCTTTACCGATTATTTTGATTTTATGGCCTTTTTTGATGTTGATGAATACCTTACACTTAGTAATAATTTTGATAACATAAAAGACTATCTATCGTTACCCTGCTTTTCGGATAAGGATATCATACATATTAATTGGAGAATATATGGTGATTGTGGAAACATAAGAAAGACCGAAGGATTATTACGAGATAGATTTCCATTTCCACTTCCTATTACACAAACAGATTCTTACAAATTTTCTGAAAATTTTCATATCAAATCAATTTTGAATACATCCATAAACAAAGACAAAACATTGAAATTTGACACGCAGCCACATACACCCGTTATACTGAAAGATACGACAAAAGTATGTAACAACAAGGGAAATCTGGTCTTTGAAAGAGCTTATCCGTGGAATGATATAAATTATGATTATGCTTATATCAAACATTATAAAACAAAATCACTCGAAGAGTTTTATAGAAAGAAAATGAAAATTGGAAGAATTGACAATGAGGATTTCAAGATAACAATGGATAATTTTTGGAGCATAAACGAAAAAACCCAAGAAAAGATAGATTTCTTGAGCTTATTGGAAAAGGAAAATCAATAATTAATTAATTTGGTATGAAAATTAATACTGTCAATAAATTTGCGTATTTCTTTTTCGGT